CATTATTTGTTGAAAAATTTGTTGTCCTGGTTAATAATATTGGAATTCAACCCAAGATGTTTGAATTTATGATACCCCCGAATTCAACGGTTAAGGTCCAGGCCGCCCAGGACGCGAATAATGGGGCTATTTCGTGTCTATTAACAGGATATAGAGTATAATATGGCCAAGAAAAACAGCTTTGAAGAGTTAATGAAGGGTATCGATTGGAATAGATACTTACCCGCAATAGTTGGGATTATGCAACCAGTTGTTATTTTCGGTGCCTGGTTAGCTTTTTCCAAAATGGATAATAGAGCTGATGCACTTTCTAAACTTATAACACTAGCGGAACCGATACCAACTTTAGATCTGAATATCCCTCCTCCAGTTGTCCTGGCTTCTTTATATCATTCAGTGGATGAACTAGCAGATGTTATAGAACAGGTTATCGAATTTATCGAAGGTTTAGAGATACCTTCAGCTGGAGAAATTATCAAGGAGATTAAAGAAGAACTAGGCGAAGTTATACCAGGCGTGACGGATGAAGCCAAATTCCTCTCGGACTTTGCCGCGTGCAAAAAGAACGCTAAAGATACAATTCCAAAAATAGCTTATAATAAATATACTGCTTATCCCTGGATAACTAGTTGCCTGATTCAAAAGGGATATGGTAGAAAAGCAATTGAAGAGAAAGTTAGACAGGCACTTGGAATATGACCGACCAACAATTCTTATTGATCTGGATTCTTTCGTTCTTTCTATATTTTACAATTTACACAATTTGGATCCCTTTGAAAACTCAAAAAAAAATAGAGTCCTGGTTGAAAAGTTCTGAATCTGACGAAACTTTGCTTATGTCCCTGGATGTTATCACTAAAAAAATTAGAGAACAAATGTTAATTGATTTTGAGGAATTTATGTTGCCACAAGCGCGAGAGAGTTTTCAAAAGTTTTGGATGGGAGCAATGGGCAATGCTGCGAAAGAATTGAAAGGTTCTGAAGAAGGTTCTAATCTTTCTATTTTGCATAATATCACCCAGGACCTAAGTGGTCAGCCCTGGTATGTACAAGCCCTGGCTTCTAAAATGCTGCCGATGATTACTGACGCAGTCAAAACGCAGCCAAAACGCGCAACTGACGCTGTGGTACGCATGGGACTCGCTGACGAACGCTAAGTAAAAGCCTCAGAAACACAAAACATCCCTAATTACAGCTCCGAAAAAGGAAAAGAGACAATAATATTACTATTATCAATAAGAAAAGAAAAGAAAAGAAAACAAAAACTGTTACTAGAAGCCTACGTACTTCCTAAAAAGGATAATAGTATTATTATTATATAGGGGTTTGTGCTCAGAATGTTATGGGAAAACTCAGTAAGTCATTCACTTGTGACTTGGATGTATTAGCTTGGCTCGAACAATACGCCAGAAAAGAGCATAAGAAACAATCATATATTGTAAATGCGTTGTTAAGATCTGCTATGAGACAGAATCAGACCTGGAAGTGTCCAGAATGTAGCTCAGTCAATGACAATCAGTTTACTACCTGTCACAGCTGTCCACATGTATTGGTGAAAGCATGAAGTGTAAGAAATGTGAAATATTTTATCCTTGGTTAGCGTTACATTCCATCTGTATTGAGTGTAACAATGAATAATTATCAAAGACAAGCGATTTTAAGATGCACCAGGTGTAAACATGAATGGCAGATTCATTATAGACTTGGACAAATGTATCCCTGCCCAGAGTGTGAGGCGTTCCGTGCCCGATAATAATAAGGCTGGTGGAATTTGCATCAGGTGTGAAGCCTGGACTAAGTCATATATTGGGAATAGATCCCCAGAGGGTCGCGTACTCTGCAAACACTGTTCGAAAGCCCCCAATTAGGTTAAATAGACAAATCCCCCAATAGGGATGTGCCCAAGCCTGGACTTCCTAAGAAATACGCCCAAATGGGTTTCAAGAAGGGATGGCGCGCTTTTAAAGCTTCAAAACGCTCTACACAACGCAAGCGCACCACAAAGGCAGGCGGCGTCCGCAGAACTGCCCGTCGGGCATACGTTCGCAAAAAAAATAACCCTAGGAGATCCTCAATGAGAAAAACAATCCCCCATCCGTCAGTTACTGGTATGGCTAGCGGCCTGGCTATTGCCGCATACCTAAACGCAGGAAGAGAAACAACTACAACCGCACCATTCACTGGAGCTGCTATCACTGGCATGGGTGAAGGTGTGATTAAGGACATTACTGATGGTGAACTTGGCAAAGCATTCAATACCCTTGCTGGAAATGCAATCGGTATGATTTCAAGTGAAGGCGGAAGAAAGACATTAGTGACTGCAGGAAGCATTGCTCTACTCGGAGCATTCGCACGAAAGCAGTTTCCACAACTAAAACTCGGAGGAAGTAAGCTATACTTTAGACTCTAAATGGTAACAACAATATCGAGAACATTTGACAGCACGCCCACGGATAAAGAATACTTTTCTTTGACCGCTAACATGAATTCCAGTAATCTGGGAAATATAATGGTCCCTGGCGGAGCGCAGCGCATAGTTCGCGTGGATTGTGCTTTTGATGTATTTAATGCAAAAGGCTGCCAGGTCGTATGCAGACTATTAGGATCCGATTTTTCAGAACAGAACTTTACTATATGGGGAGTAGCTGGCGACACTGCCGACGCAGCATGCGCACAAGGTTATCAGACCGTTCCCGTATCTTTTCCTATTGGCACAGCAAATAATATAGATTTACAGATTGCAATCCAGGTAAGTGGCGGCGGCAGTATGGCGGCATCCTCTGGAAGTGTAACTCTCTATTTCGAGTGATTTTGGCTTGAATGGTTAAGACCAGGATAGGCAGTAACGCCACCTTCACAGGGCCTCAGAAGGGCCTAACTATACTAGGCGCGCATTGCATGGCATACTCTGGTTTAGTTGCGAAGTCAGCGAGTGCCGTGGATCTCTTAGAATTCAATTCAGGTAAAGGTTACATTGTCGGAACTATTACGGGTATAGGTAATAGTAAGATCGCAGCTCCTGCCGATGGAGGAATTACGATTTACCAGGTGTACTTTAATGGAGAAGAAGTACTGCGGATTAAATGTGAAGCTAAAGAAGAAACTTCTCCCACTGTCCTGGTTGTTCCTATTATGATCCCTCCATTAACTTATGTAAAAGTCACCGCGATAAGCCAGTATGGTACTGCTGCTTATGAAACGTCGGTGAGTATCGTTGGTCGTGTCTATGCATGAGCCTAGCAGCCTCTAAATCAGTCTCTAGGGCCAAGGGTGGTAATATTTACGGGTGGAGTGGAAGCCAGGCACTAAGCGCCTCTGGGGTCACTCTGTTATCATATACGAACCCTTCAGCCTTTTACTTAACCAGGGTAACTTTAGGAGTCGACTGGAGTTCTATTTCTGCTGGTGAAGTTCTAAGCTATACCATCAATGTCGATGGCACCGCATTATTTGTTGAAAAATTTGTTGTCCTGGTTAATAATATTGGAATTCAACCCAAGATGTTTGAATTTATGATACCCCCGAATTCAACGGTTAAGGTCCAGGCCGCCCAGGACGCGAATAATGGGGCTATTTCGTGTCTATTAA